CTACACTGCGCAGCAGGTTGCGGCGCTGATGGCCGCGGGCATCGCCCCGCAGACCACTGGCGGCTTCAACGCGCTCCCGCGCCTCGACCCGCAGGTGGCGTTCGGCCCCGGCCTGCCGCTGATTCCGGCAGCGATCGACCCGGTGCGCCGCGACTCCGGTCGACCCGAACCGCGGTTCACCGACTACCCGGTCAGCGTCAACCTCCCGGGCGTCACCGACAGGCTGGTGCCGTGGAAGGTCTTGCGTGACGCCGCCGCAGCCGGAGGCATCCCGCGGCGCTGCATCCAGATCCGCAAGGACGAGATCACCACCCTCGAGTGGGCGATCACCATCACCAAGGGTGCGGTCGCCAGGGCGCAGGCGGAAAGCCCGCACTCCTCGCGCAGCGACGTCGAGGCCGACCTGGCGAAGCGACTGGGTCCTGAAATCGCACGGTGCTCAGCATTCTGGGAACGGCCCGACCCGGGCCAGGACGAGGACTGGACCGACTGGATCGGCAAACTGCTCGAAGAGCACTTCGTACTCGATGCCGTCGCTCTATACCCGCGGCGCACCTACGGCGGAGACCTGTACGCGATGGAAGTCCTCGACGGGACGACCATCAAGGTCCTACGAGACTACCGGGGCGGCAAGCCGCTCCCGCCCAACCCGTCATACCAGCAGATGCTGTGGGGCTTCCCCCGCGGCGAATACATCGCGGACGTAGACGCCAAGGGTCGGATCCTCAACGCGTACGCTCCCGACACGCTGATCTACAAGCGTCGCAACGTCCGCACCGAGACCCTTTACGGCCACTCCGCCGTCGAGCAGTGCCTCGAAGACCTCGACGTGTGGCTGCGGCGCCGAGCCTGGATCCGCAGCGAGTTCACCGACGGCACCATCCCCTCGGGGCTGCTACGCAACACCGCCGCCAACGGCTGGACGCCACAGCAGGTCCTCGAGTACGAAACCGCGCTGAACGACGCGTGGAGCGGGCAGACCCTCGAGCGGCACCGCATGCGGATCCTGCCGCCCGGCTTCGAACTCGAGACTGTCCCCGATGTTGCCGAGCGATACAAGCCGGAATACGACCTGTTCCTGCTCAAGCAGCTCGCAGCGCACTTCGCGACAACGATCGCCGAGCTGAACTTCACCGAGCCTGGCGGTTTGGGCAGCAGCGGGTATCACGAGGGCCAGGCGGACATCAAAAACCGCAACGCCACGATGCCGACCTACCGGTGGATCCAAAGCCTCATCACCGGGATCTCACGGCGGCACCTCAGGATGCCGCCCGAACTCGAATTCAGGATCCTCGGTCTCGAGGACGAGGACGAGGCGGCAGCTGACGCGGTTGCGCAGGAGCAGGTTGCCGGCGGCCGCATGACCCTGAACGAGGACCGTGACAGGCTCGGCAAGCCCCGGTACGCGTTCGCGGAAGCGGACATGCCGATGCTGATGACTCAGCGCGGCATCGTGTTCATCGAGGGTGCGTCCGTAACGTCCGCGCCTGGCGTACTGGTCGGGCCGGTTCAGGCGCCCAAGGATGGACCCGACACCGACTCGGATGCGGCGCCTGGCGAAGACGACGGCCAAGGCGACGGCGATGATGCCGACGGGGCGAAGGCTGACGATGTGGGACGCAACGAAGCAGTGCGGTCGGAGCTTGCCGCATTCGACCGGTGGGTCCGGCGCAACCCGGAGCCGCGTCGGCCGTTCCAATTCACGGTCCTGACCAAGGCGGACGCGCCTCACCTCGCGGCCGATACTCGAGCACTGTTCGCTGCGGACCCAGAGGCTCAGCCGCCCCCAAAAGCCGTCGCGCCGCGCCCCTGGCCCGGACGTGAGCGCGCGAAGGCCACTGCGAAATCCTGGGGACATCGCGTCCTCGAGGAGATCAGAGGCGCCGTCGACTTCGAAGTCTTAGCGCGCGAATGGGCCCGATCCGAGGTTCCTGAGGCGCGCGCCTTGGGTGCGAATGCCGAGTACTCGGCCGCGGCGACCCCCGTCGCCTGGTACGTCGCGAAGAGCGATCAGGGCGACAAGGCCCGCGACGAGTGGCGTCTCGTGCTGATCCTCGACTGGCTGCGGCGGCAAAACCTCGGCATCCACGCCGCGGTGAACACCACGCTGCGCGGGCTCTGGTCGGAGGGCTACTCCCTCGGCGTCCACGCCGCGCAAGCCGCGGTTGCGGGCCACGAGCCGAAGTGGACGTGGAAGCCCGGCGACGTCAACGGCGCCCGCAGGTCGATGAATGCGCAGCAGCGCACCGCCACGGACACGTGGATAGCTGAGAACGCGCCGTGGGTCGACTCGATCACACGGCATCGACTCGAGGTGCTCGCCCGCGTCCTGGCCGACGCCCAAGGACTTACGCCGGCCCGGTTGGCTGCGGAGCTCAAGCGCGCGCTCGCGGACCCCACGTGGGCCAACACGGTTGCTTCGACCGAACTGATTCGCGCAGCGATGGCCGCCACGAACGCCGAGTACTTCAAGGCCGGCATCCCCGCGGTCGAGTGGGTGACCACGAGCGCGAAGCCCTGTGCGGCTTGTCAGGAGAACGCTGACGCCGGGCCGCTGCCGATCGGATCAACCTTCCCATCCGGAGACTCTGCAGCACCGATTCACCCGGGCTGCTCATGCGAGCTATGGGGCACCGTCGCGACACGGTCGCCGGCGCGCTGACCGTCGGCTACGCCCACTGACTACCAACCCAAGAAGGCGCCCGTCGGGTGCCTCTTTCGCGTACCTGGAAAGGAGGCGGTCCGGCGCATGTCCGTCTCTTACGCCTGGACGCCGATCACCAAGTCGGAGAAGCAGGACGACGGAACGCTACTCGTCTACGGCCCCGCAGCCACATCCGCCCTCGATCGAGATCGCCAGAGGCTCGACTCGGGCTGGTTGGACGAGGCGATGCCAAGGTGGATGGCGAGCGACGGCGGCGGTGGCGCGGTCCGCGAACAGCACGACGGCAAGAGAGCCGTCGGCGTCGGCGTCGGCCTGTCGAAGGCACAGGACGGCACCCACATGCTGACCGCTCGGATCGTCGATCCGATCGCTGTCAAGAAGATCGAGTACGGCGTGCTGAAGGGCTTCTCCGTCGGCATCAAGAACCCGCGCATCGAGATGGGAAAGGCCGACGCGCCCAACGGCCTCGTCACCGGTGGCGACGTGATCGAAGTGAGTGTCGTCGACCGGCCCGCGAACCCCGAATGCCTGTTCCAGATGGCCAAGGCCGATGGTGCTGGCTCGCTCGCGCTCATCGACGAACCCTGCGTGGTCGAAAAGGCCGACGCTGCGACCTTCGGACTACCGACCGAGCTCTACGACCGGCTGCCGTCGGCTGCCAAGCAGGCTCTCACCGACCTCGCCGCATCGGGCGCGCAGGTCGCCGCCGAGGTCGAGCCGCCCGTGGGCACTGAGCCTGAGTCCGCGAAGTCGGACGCCCCTGACGCTTCGACCCCCCTGGTGGTGAATGTGACCGTCCGAGCCGAAGCCGCAGAGGCGCCCGGGGCCGCTGAGCAGGTCGAGGACGCCGACGAGGAGTACCTCGACCTCGCCGAGGACGCCGACTTGTTCAAGACCGACTTCACCGCCGCAGAGCGCAGGAAGTACGCGGCATCGGGCGTCGCGATGCCCGACGGGTCCTTCCCGATCCCCAGCAAGGCGTACCTGCGTAAGGCGATCCGCGGTGTCGGCCGCGGCAAGGGCGATCGCGAAGCCGTGAGGCGCCACATCATCAAGCGGGCCGCGGCCCTCGGACAGGAGGCCCTGGTGCCTGACAACTGGAATGCTGACGGCTCGCTCAAGGGCGCGGAGGCGGCCAAGGCGCTCCTCGCCGACCTGGAGGGGCTCGGCTTCACCCCGGAGATCACCAAGGCTGACGGCGACGACGATGCCGGCGCACCGCCCGCGCAGGATGTCGCGGATGCGAAGTCCGCGATCGCGATCCTCGGCAAGCTCATCGTCTCGGAGGCGAAGTCTCTCGCGGTCGGCAACCTGAACGAGGCCTGCGACATCTCGCTGCTGCTTCAGGCCGTCAACGCCCTGAAGTGGTTCATCAACGCAGAGAACCGCGAGCCGGTCGACGCCGACGGCGATGAGATCAACCTCGCCGACGAGCCCGACCTCGCCAAGGGTGGCGCGAAGAACGGCGGCACGCTCGCCCCGCCGTTCAAGAAGAAGCCAAACTCCGAGGACGACCCGGCCAAGGACGCGGAGGACTCCGCCGACGACTCGACGGATGAAGACCCCGACGCGCAGGGCGACGGCACCGCGGACAGCGACGACGACGGCGAGGACAACAAGAAGATGTCCGGCGGCAAGAAGGGCGCGGCCAAGAACAAGGCCGACGACGCGCCCAAGCCGGCTGCCGTCGAACCGCTGCTGACGAAGGCTGAGGCCGCGGAGGCCATCAAGGCTGCTGTCGCCGCAGCGCTGGCCACCAGCGAACCCACCAAGCAGGACGAGCCGGCTGCCGAGCCGGACACCGTGACCAAGGCTGAACTTGCGGATCTCGTGAAGACCGCTGTGGCAGAGGCCAAGGCCGCCGACGAGGAGCGCATCGAGGCGCTCAAGGCGGACCTGGCGAAGGCCAACGGCGACATCGAGGCCATCAAGAAGATGCCGATCCCCGGCGGCCCGGTGCTCACCCGCACCGCCGACCAGCAGTCCGAGGCCACCAAGTCTGACGCGCAGATCCTGCGCGCCCAGGCCGCCGAGCTGCTCGCGAAGGCCGACGCGTTCTCTGCGAACCGGGACCTCGCCCAGGGTTACCGCGATCGCGCCCGTGCACTGCTCGCGAAGGCCGACGCGTAACCCGCTCTACCTCCACGATCCATTCAGGCCCTGCCGTTTCGGCGGGGCCTTTCGCATGAAGGGAGCAGGGCGATGGCTCTGCCCGCGAACGTTGAACTGCTTTTCGGCGACGCGCCGGAGGCCCCCAAGCTGTCCAAGGCCGAGGTGTCGGAGCGTTTCGACACCCTGGTCAAGTCGATCCAGAACGTTCCGCAGCGCGAGCTGACCCGCGAGGACATCGTCACCTCGTTCCGCTCCGGCCAGCCGATCGACTTCGACCCGCAGCCGACCAGCGCGTACGGCTACATGGAGAAGGCGCTGCGGTCGCCGGAACTCATGAAGTCGATGTCGCCGGACGCGGTGGCGTCGGTGGCGCAGGCCCTGGAGTCGCTCAAGGGCCAGCAGCCGGACCTGGTCAAGGACATCAACCTGACCTCCCCGGTCGGCACCGGCCTGGTCGCTTTCGATCTTGAGGACCCGGCCAAGTACCTGGCACCGCGCCCGACCCCGGTGCGCAACCGCATGCCGCGCATCAAGGGCATGGGCACGTCGCACAGGTTCAAGGTGATCTCCGGCATCACCGGTTCGGGCACTGGCGGCGTGGGCAACATCCACCCCGGCATCCAGGACAGCAGCCAGAACAACTTCGCCCCGTCGGGTGCGAGCAATAGCCTGTACTACGCGCGTGGCCCGAAGATCGCGTACGCCGGTTACGACGTCGTGCTGCCGTTCTCGCAGTTCTCGATGTCCGACGAGGTCACCTGGTCCGCGCAGTACGCCGGCCAGGGCTACCAGGACATCCGGCAGCTCTCCCGCACCAGCCTGCTCTACTCGAGCATGCTGATGGAGGAGCGGATGCTGCTGATGGGCCGCGGCACTGCGAGCGGCTTCTCGGGCGCGCTGGCCGCGCCGACGAACGTGTCGCTGGTGGACAACACCCTCGGCACCGGCCAGGTGGCCCTGACCGGGTTCACCACGAACATCTACGTGTACGTCACCTCGGATGCGGGTGCGTTCGGCGAGTCCGTGGTCTCCTCGGTCGCGACCATCGCCCCGACCGCCGGACACAACGTGCTGCTGAAGCTCACGGATGTGCCGCAGGCCCTGGGCTACAAGGTGTACATCGGCACCGGCGCGTCGCAGCCGGCGAACTCGAGCTTCTTCTTCTACGGCCGGTTCCCGAACCAGTCCGCGAACGGCGGCGGCGCGGGCGGCACGGGCATCGTGCTGCAGGGCGCGATCCCGACCACGGGTGCGAACCCGCCCACCGCGGACACCTCGGCGTACGCGGCTGGCTACGACGGCATCCTGGCGTGGACGATGGGCACGCAGTCCGGCTACAACGTGAAGATCAACTCGACGTTCTCCACGACCCAGCCGGGCAGCGAGTTCCAGGCCGCGTTCGGCTCCCTGTACAACAGCGTGAAGGCCGACCCGGACCGGATCTTGATGAACGGCGCGGACCGCAAGCAGCAGTCCGAGGCGCTCAAGGCCGGCACCGCGAACAACTACTTCATGCAGGTCACCCAGGACCAGGTGTCCGGCGTGACCCTCGGCTCCGTCGCCGTCGCCATCATGAACGAGACGACGGGCAAGCGCGTCGACATGGAGGTCAGCCCCTGGCTGCCGCAGGGCGTGTGCCCGATCATCTCGGACACCCTCCCGATCCCGGACAGCCAGGTGTCCAACGTCTGGGCGGTGTGCAACGTCCAGGACTTCATGGGCATCGACTGGCCCGTCACGCAGTTCGCGTACGAGTCCTCGAGCTACTGGTTCGGCACGATGATCAACTACGCTCCCGGCTGGAACGGCTGCGTCAGCGGCATCACCGCCGCATAGTCATATGTCGACATGGATCGGTCCCCGGTGAAGTCCGGGGGCCGATCCAGGCGACCGCGACGTTGAATTCCGCCGCCCGACAGTGAAGCTGGCTGGGCCTCTCCCGTGAAAGAAGGTAAACCCCGTGCGGATCGCCGCGCCCGATGGTGCAGTCGCCGGCATGGAGGTCAAGGGCGCCCAGACCGGCCACGTGACCCGCTACAACGGCCGGATCATGGACGTCACCAACCCGCAGCACGTCAAGGCGCTGCTCGCCGAGGGTGCGTTCGCCGCGTCCCTGTCCGGTACGGCGCAGCGCACTGACGGCTACCGCTGCCCGGCGTGCAGCTTCGGCAGTTTCTTCAAGACGTGTGGCCGCTGCGGCGGCGAGTGTGAGAAGGAGGGCGCCTGATGCCCCCGCGTACCCGCAAGGCCGCCGCAGCCGCGCCGGACCCGAAACAGCCCGGCGGCGAAGTCACGGCCGACACGGCGCCCCTTGTCGCCGAGCAGGGCCCCGAGGCCGCCGTCTCCGAGGTGACCGGGCACGTGCGGCCTGCGGCCGAAGCGACTAAGTCCTCGGCAGCAGATACCGTGACCGGCGGCAACGTGAAGTCCCAGGAACCCATCGCCTTCGGCGACGGCGACCCCGAGGAATTCGCACCCGCGAACGTCACGTCCGGTCGACAGGGCGTCGCTGTTCCGTCGTTCCACTGGCAGACCCCCTCCGGCGCCCTTGGCACTCCCTGTCGCCTCTGCGCTCCTGCTGGACCCCCGGCCGGCGCAGGCTCGTTCGGGTGCGGGCACGGGCAATGGGTGCGCGTCCAAGACGCCGCCTGACCGCATCGCCGCTTACCTCGTAGTCCACTGGCCGATTCCCCGCGCTGAAGCGTGACAGCGCTTCCGCTTCTGGATAACGAGAGGCGGTCTGCGTGCTGACTCCGTATGTGTCGACGATGTCGTTCGTCGCGCACCCGACGTACCTCGACTTGGACGATCTGCGCTCCGGCGACGATTCCGGCGCGGATCAGACGGCGGCACTCAACGACTTGCTGCTGATGGCCTCGAGGTGGGCGGATAACCGTGCGGGGAACATGCCGCTCGCCGCACACCAGTACACGCAGAACCTGCGCACGTCAGCGGACCGGTACGGGCAAGTAAAGATCCACCCGGACCACATCCCGTTCATCTCAATGACCTCGTTCGGATACGGGTACACGCCGACGTCCCTGACGACGCTGGCGAACCCCTCCGTGTGGCCGGAGGACGACCGGAACCTGGTCGTCACGATCGGCGCGACGGGCATGACGTCGTGGGCCGGGTCGCTGCAGTTCGGCACTCCGGCCGCGGGCTCGCGCCTGTACACGCAGTCGGTGCTGCTCGCGGGGTACGTCGCGACGGTCCTCGGCGGCGCGGCCGACCAGGGCGACACGTCGATCACGGTGACCGATCCGACGGGGATCGTGCCGGGCGGCGAGTACCGCATCTGGGAGCCTGGCTCGGAGGAGTACGTCACTGTCGCGACGACGTACACGCCTGCGGCGGTAACGGTGCCTCTGACTCCGACGTCTATCCCGCTCGCGTCGCCGCTACTCAACGATCACGCCTCGGGCCATGACTTCTCCGGGATGCCGGAGGATCTACGTCTCGCCGTCATCAACTACGCGGTCAGCCAGCTGATGCGCCCGGACACGGCGGCCGAGGACTCCTACCCGGACACGAAGCTCGACTCGGGCACCAGGCAGGACGATCCACGCAAGGACGCCTCTGGGCTGGTCGCCGAAGCCGAACGGATCATCTCCACGTACGCGCGGCGCCGATGAGCACGGAGAGCGTCCTCGACGGGATTTGCGCCTACTACGGCGGCGCCTACGACGACAACCGGCGCCTGTACGTGACCTCCCCGGTGCCCGGGGTCGGCGTGGTCGGCCGCGGCTGGCCCAAGCGCGACAACCACGCGGATTTCTTCAACGGGATGCCCCCTGGAACGCGCACGGGTAGCCACATCACCGCGTTCATCCCGCATCAGGTTGAGTACCGGGAGAGCTTCGGCGGCGCAACCGGCGGCATGAAGCGGGTCCTGTACTGGGTGCAATTGTGCTGTTACCTGCGCTCCCGCAGCGAGCACGCCGAGGACGCGCAGGACGACATGTACGCCCTACGCGACGCCTTGGACGCGTACACGCGCGCAGACCGAACCCTCGGCGGCGCCGTGTTCCAGGCCGGCGAAGCGATCCAGGGCATGGGCGCCGCCGCCGCGATCAGCTTCGAGTACGGGCAGCCCGAGACGCGGGCCGAGCTCACCAAGGGCTTTCTGCTGATGAAGTTCGGCGCTGTCGAGTTCGTTTTCGCCTGACCCCCTTTCTTTCATTTTCGCCACCTCCCGATTGGAGCGAGGCCGATGCCTGCTGCCCGCGCGACGGCGCCCACATCCCCGCCGGATCCCGAGCCGGAGCAGCCGGCCGAGGCCGACTCGAAGTCGAAGTCCGAGGCGCCTGCGGCCGAAGCCGATGCGCCGAAGGAGCCGACGGCCTGGGAGTACACGTGGGGCGATCCCACCGCGTACTCGCACATCCCACTGACCGCCTATCCGCCGCGTCCCGCCGAGCCCGCGCAGAAGGACGCTGCGGGCGTCGTCGTGCGCGACGCGGTTCCCGCGCGACCGGCGACGGTGTTCGCGTTCGTCGAGCCGCCGGACAACCGGTGGCGCCCCACTGATCTGCCCATGAATCAGGCCAAGGACAACGAGGCCCCGCTGACCACGAAGGGGGCCTGACATGGTGGCGACTCCGATCACCTGGGCGCCGAGTAAGCAGTTCGTCGGCTGCGCGGGAGAGCCCATTCAGGGCAACCCGGTCGCGATGACGTTCACGCAGCTGCTCGACTCGTTCAAGCCGAAGGACGTCCCGGTTTTCGAGGACGACAAGGCGTGGCGCGGGTCGATGGCGACGGACGCGTTCAACGTCATCGCCGGCACGAAGAAGTCCACGCTGAGCCTCGGTGGCCCGGTGTTCATGGACGGCATGGGGTTCTGGCTGAGGAACATCCTCGGCGATCTCGCCGTGGTCGGGACACCGACGGGCACCGGGTCCACGACGATGTCGTCCGCCGCGGTCGCGGGTGCGACGAGCATTTCGACGGCGGCGTCGATCCCCGCTTCGACGCTGGTGCAGATCGGGTCGGGGGCGACCGCGCAGGTCGTAACGACTGGCACACCGTCCGGCGCGGGCCCGTACACGATCCCGATCACGACGCCGAGCACGGGCCTCGCTTATGCGCAGGCGTCCTCGACCGCGGTCGTCCCGGTGACGGGCCCGTATCAGTACGCGTTTTCGTTGCTCAACACGTCGGGTGCGTCGTGCCAGCCGATCAGCCACACCCTGACGCACTACCTGGGACCGACGGCGACGTCCGGCGCGCGCCAGTACCCGGGTTCTTGTCTTTCGGCGCTGTCGCTGATGGTGAAGCCGGAGTCGGCGCTGTTCACCTACAGCGCGGATGCGACGGCGTACCCGTCGGTGACGCTCGGCTCGACCCCGACGCCGAACGCGACGACGGTCAAGCCGATCGCGGCATGGCAGACCACCGTGGGCATCGGTGGCCCGGCGACCGGCGGCACCCTGGTTTCGACGACCGGGGACGCGCAGTTCGACATCAAGCGTGAGCTCGGCGTGTTCTACACCTCCACGGGCTCGCAGCTCCCGTACATCATCCAGCGCGGTGGTCTGACCGCCTCCGGGAAGATCAGCTTCCCGGCGGTGCCGGACGAGTCTGCGCTGCTGTACATGCTGAACAACACGCAGCCGCAGCTGCAGTACATCATCAGCAACGGTGGCTCGGGCACGAGCCTGCTGTCCATGCAGATCGACGTGCAGACCGCCGCGTTCGAGACGTCCGAGCCCAACACGTCAAAGACCGCCGTCGGCTACGACACCACGTTCAAGGCCGTGCTCAACACGACGAACGCGGGCGGCTCAGGCGGCTCCTCGCCGATCAAGGTGACGTTGACGAACAATGTCACGCCGAACACCTATTAAGGACACTGCTTTGACGGACGCCACGGACACCGAGGCCCCGGCCGTCGACACGGGGGAGCGCACCATCGCGCTCCCCTCCGGCAACAGCGTGACCCTGCGCGAGTGGGGCAGTCTCACGCGCGGCGACAAGCGCGCCATGCTCGAGTCGGTCCGGCGCGACCAGCAGGGCTCCGAGTACCGGTTCGACCAGTCCACGGGCCTGCTCAAGCTGCTCGTGGCCGGCTGGACGTATCAGCTGCCGCTGCCGTCGGTCGCTGCCGGGTCGCTCGACATGCTGCCCTGGGCGGACGATTCGGTGCTGCAGTCCGCGATCGACCCGATCCGCGACGCCCTACTGTCTGGCGACACGACAGAAGCGCCGCCCGATCTGACGGAGCCGGGCCCGCGCACCGTCAACCTGCCGTCCGGGAACTGGATCACCCTGCGCGACTGGCGCGAACTCACCCGCGCAGACAAGCGCGTGGTTTTCGCCGAAATCAAGGGCGGCCCGGGGCAGACTTCGGGCTACGACCTGACCAACGGCCTCCTGAAGCTACTGATCACGAACTGGTCGTATGGTCCGCCCATCCCGTCGGCCGCGGCGCCCGACTTGGACGTGCAACCGCTCGACGCGCTGCCGTGGGGCGACGACCCGGCGCTGGACGCCGCCCTGGCCCCCGTGCGCCGCGCCCTGTTCCCGCCGACGCCCAGCACCCCGGCGCAGCAGGCCGCGGCGGAGGCCGACCCGACCTCCCCTACAACGCCCGGCGACGCGTAGCAGCGCTCCTCGCCGGGAACCCGCTGCCCTACGACGGACCGCCCACCCCCGAAGAAGACTCGCTCATCTACGTCAAGTTCCTGAAGGAACACGACATGCCCGCCACGGTCCTGGACGCGCAGCCATGGTGGGTGGTTGAGCAGTATCTGCACCTCGGCCCGGTCTGGAACCGCACTCTCGCAGCGATGAGGGAGGCGAGCCGGTGAGCGTGGACTACTCGGCCTTCGAAGCCGCGGTCGACGCGTTGAAGGGTCGCATCCACGCCGCAACTGCGGCAGGCGTCGAACAGGGCGCCGACCTGGTCAAGGAAGCGATCCAAGAGAACCTCGCACGGCTGCACTACCCGCCCGCGTCGCCGCCCGGTGAGCCGCCGGCGATGCGCACCGGGTTCCTTCATGACGAGGTGTACGCCACGTCCGCGCCGAATGAAACCGGCGCGTCGGCGGAGATCTGGCCGAGCACGGTGTACGCCCGCATCCAGGAACTCGGCGGCGACGCGGGACGTGATCACCGCTCGCATTTGCCGCCCAGGCCGTACGTGGAGCCCGCGCTCGAGGCGAGCGCCGACCACTTCGGGCAGATCATGGCCCAGGCATGGGCCGAGGCGATCGGAGGCTGACCGATGCCCGGAGAGCAGTTGCCTCCCGTAGTGGCGACCCTTGACGGGGACGACTCCGCCGCGCTGGCAATGCTGGAGGGCTTCGTCGGGGCGGTGCGCTCCACTGCGGCCGAAGTCGAGGGTATCCTCGCGGGCCTAGACCTTGGCGCGGCGTTCGGCGACTCGTTGTCCGGGGCGAACCTTTCTTCGCTCAACACTGACGAAATCGCCCAAGGGTTGTCCGAGGGCATGGCGGGTGTCGGGGACGCGATCGCTGATGACCTCGGCAGCGAGCTGTCGCAGGCGCTTACGGCTGCGGGCGTGGGCGGCGGAGAGGCCCTCGGGGAGGGTCTAGCCGAGGGTGCGGCTGGAATCGGCGACGCGCTCGGCGTGGACGTCGGCGACGAACTCGCCTCCACCCTTGCGGCGGCGGGCTCGCGGGGCGGCCAAGCCCTGTCCGAGGGGCTGACGGCCGAGGCGGACACCGCGGGCCGTGAGATCACCGACCGTATCTCGGGGGACCTCGAAACGCTCCCGGGCGGCGTTGCCGCCATCGGTGCGCGCGCGGGCCATGCGCTCGTCGCCGCAGTGGACGCGGGGCTGCTTGCGCTCGGACCGGCAGGGCTCGCCGCGGGAGCGTCGCTTGTCGCCGGCATTGGTACTGGCGCGCAGGACGGCGCGTCGGACGCTGCGGCACGCGCTTCCCTGGCGGTACAAGCCGACCTTGTCGACGACCTTGCGGAAGTCGGCGCCGTCAGCGGCGCCGCCATGATCGGGGCGGTTTCGGATGCCGCGTCGGGAACCGCCGCGGACGCCGCAGCCATGATCGCCGACTCCATTCAGGCCGACCTGGCGGACGCGCTGAGCGAAGCCGGTGGTGCCGGCGGAGACGCCCTGATGGGCGCGCTCGCCGATTCGGCGAAGTCCAGTGCGCCTGACGTCGCGGAAGCGCTGAGCGAGGAGATCAGCGCGCCGCTCGACGCTGCGATGGCGTCCATGGGCGCCACGGCCGCCGACGCGTTGATCGCATCGATGAGCGCGTCCCTCGGTGGCAGTGGGCTGATCGCCGAGCAGCTTCAGCAGCGGCTCGGTGCGGGCACGGCGCCGACCGTCATCGAAGGTGAAGTCGTCCAGTCAGCCGTGAGCCCTTCACCGGCGGCTGCCATCGAGGTGCAAATTCAGGCCGAGGCGCCGCAGGTGCAGCAGCAGGTCGGCGACGGCTTGGGCGCCGCAGTATCAGCCGGGATCGAGGAGGCCGCAGCTCAGGGCGCGCAGGCTGCGACCGCGTACTTCGTGAACGTCGGCGACGAAATGGTGCGCGTCGCCATCAACTCCAAGGGGCTCATCCAGAACGCCTGGGGGGGCGTCCTCGACCTCGACCAGGTTGCCGAACTCAACCGGCAAATCCAGGCCACCATGGACCTCGAGGCGACGGCCGCCGCGATGGCGCCGTCGGCCGAATCGTTCACCAGCATGTCCGACCAGGCGGTCGGCCGGTGGCTCGCGGCGATGCGCGACGAGGTCGAAGCGTCCGAGCCGGAGCTTGCGGAAGCATTCAGTGCCGCCATGGAAGCCGCGCTCGGCGGTCTCGACTGGGAGTCGTTGACTGTTGCGCAGCGGGCCGCGTACAACGCCGCGGTCTCCGGCGAGTTTGACGACTACGCCGCTGAGGTCGCCGCGCATGCGCCGCAGGTCGCCGAAGCGATGACGCAGGTCGGTGAGGCTGGTGGCGAAGCGCTTGAGGCAGCCCTCGAAACGCAGGTGGCGGAAGCCGGCATCGCCAACGCCGCAGAAGAGGCGCTCGCTGAACTGCCGGAGGTCGCGGCCGAACAGGGTGGCGCGTTCGGCCGGTTCTTCTCCGGCGCCGCTTCCGGCGCGCTCGCAGTGTTTGCCAAAGAGGCCGGGGAGGCGGGGGACGAAGCCGGCGTGTCGCTTACTGGCCGCTTCTTCGACGCAGTGGAATCGATCTCCACGTATCTTGAAGCGCAAGCGGAGTCGGCGGGCGGCGCGTTCGGCGAGTTCTTCTGGGGTGGCGCGGCTGCGGCTTTGGGGGTTTTCGCCGCGGGTCCTGCGCAGGAAGAGGGCGCGGCGCTCGGCGAGGCCCTTGCCGAGGGCATCACGGAGGCCGAACCGGAGGTCGCCGCAGCCGTCGTAGGCTTGGGCGACGTGTTCAACAGCCTGTACCTGCGTGGGCAGGGCATTTCGGGCGAGTTGGCGACCGCGATGACCGAGGCGTTCGGCGAGATCGAGGCGAGCACTCAGGCGTTCGTTGGGCGCGAGGCCGAACTGTGGGCGGAGTTCAACGAGGAGATCGATACCAACGGTATCGATTCCGCGATCAGCCGCGCGCAGTTGCTTGCACAGCAGATCCAGCGGCAAACTCCGGAAGCGTCCAACGCGATCGATGAGAACGTCAGTACTCTCGGCGCGCCGCTCAAATCGGTAGAGAGCGAGGCGAGCGGCGTCGAGGACGCGCTCGCCGGCGCGGGCAAGGCCGCCGAGTCCGCGGGTAGCGCGTTCGGCGGCTTGGGCGCGGCGATGACCGGGCCGGCCGGCATGGGCGCGATGATGCTGATGTCGGTTCTCCCGATGGTCGGGAGTTTGTTCGACTCGAACAGTGTGTCCGCCGCGACGTTCACGGCGTCGCTGCAGCAGGATTCGAACGCG